TAGATGCTAAGAAGAAAAAGAAACTAAAGAAACTTTTACAGAAGGCTCAACCAACAAATATGATGGGTGAAGACATGACCCAACTTTCAGACATAATTGAAGAACTGAAAGAAATGGACTTAGTAAAATCTGATAAGAAACTAAGTAAAACAGTAGAAGGATTTGACGAAAAGAACTTAGAGATTTTAGCATCTGCTTCTGAGTTAAGAAAGGACTACGAAACACTATTCACGCAATTGAGGAAAATGGTTTATCCTGATAATAAGAAAAAGGGTGGTAAATGAAAACTTATTGAACTACACCACTACACGAAGGAGCAGGAGTTACATGATAGACTGGAAAATAGTTTTGAGACAAAGAATTAGGGAAGACATGTTAATTGCTATGAAAGGGATACAAGAAGGTGATTCAAAATGAGTGAAGAAAATAATGAAATGCTTATGTTAATGAAAGAATTAGTTGACAAAGTAAAGGCTTTAGAACAAGCAGTTTATCATAAAGATAATCTGTTAATGAAATCGGGATTTGTTGTATATGAATCTCCTTCTCCTACTATGGATAGTAGGAATGTTGTAGGTGGAAGTACAATAAAAAAGAGTATGGACTGGGAAGACATACACAAACTAGTAAAAGATATGGAGTGATTAAAATGCCGGAAAAAGTAACATGGGAAGAAAAAGTAGTCGAATTGGCTATACTAAAAGCAAAAGAAGTATTACAAGAAGCAGAACATTTGGGTACAATAAAACTTGATGAGCCATTAACAGGTGAAGAAGTTAAAGTGAAAAGACCTAAGAAAAATCCATCAGAAGAACCTCTACCTAAGACAAATAACTTGGAAGGTAAAGAAGATAAAGTCAATGATGGAACTATGCGAAAAGCATTGAATGCAGTTGCAGATGCAGCAGAAGATTTTGTTAGAAAATACAAACCGCCAAATCCTTCTGATATGGCAGCAACAATAGATGTTCCTAGACAAAGTGTTGAAGTGGAACAATCTTTAGATGCAATATCAGAACTTGCAAGTTTGCTAAGAAACGCTGACGGAAATGAAGCAGTCAGATTAACTACTTCTCTACAACATCATATAGACAAAGTAAAGAGATTAAGGGATGTTCCTACTCGTACATAGATGAGGGGGAACATATGCCACAAACAGGTTTATCTTTTGAAAAAGAAACCAATACAATGACTAAGAAAGTATTGGACTTCTTTGAACGTGTTAGGTATTCCTATCTTTCAGCAAAAGAAAACCCTGATGAATATGGCGATACTTGGAAGAAAACTGTAAAGACAGTAAGAGAACAGTTTGATACTTTAGATGATTTTACTAGAGAACTTAAAACATATCTAAAGGAAGATACTGCATTTTCTGATGAAGTGTATAACCCTAAATCAAGACAGGCTAAAGAACTGTATGAAGCAATAAAGGAAATGAGATTCAAATCGGAAGAAGTAAGTGACCCTTTTTCTAAACAATTAGGAGATAAAGTAATTTCTAGTTTATTGAAAGATGAATCTCTGTTTGCTGCCTTTATTCATTATGCAATGCGTTCTCATGCAAACCCCTTACCCGATAAAGTATGGGAGTCAATGGATTTGAAACCTGATGAGATTACTAGAGATTTTATGGGTTTAGACTTAGAACCAAAAGATATCCCACTATACATTATAGAACATTATGGGAAGGAAGATGAGGATACTCGCAGAATAGAAAATAAGTTTAAGGGAGCATACAAGTTATTACAAAAATTGTTTGGTTCAGAGTATAGTGAAGATAAGTGGGATAATTTAGTTGACTTAGACATTGCTAAGAGTGATGAAGAAAAACAATCAATTGATTTCATAGTACCAAATAAACCAATGTACAGGATATTTGAGATTGATGACTTAAAAGAAATTAAAGGGCTAACAGGAGAATATATCGTACAAGAAAAGTATGATGGTATGAGAATACAACTTCACAAGTTCAATGGTAAAGTAACAATTTATTCATATAATGAAAAGGATATTACATCTAAATGTCCTGAGCAAGTTAAAGCATTAGAAAAGAAATCTTTCAATGATTGTATTTTAGATGGAGAACTGATGTTATTTATTGATGATGAGCCACTACATAGGGCAGACACAATAGCACACGTTTTCAAGAATAAGAAAGGAGGGGAACTAAGAGCGCATGTATTCGATATCATGGTTCATGAAGGAAAGAATATTGCTGACGAAACTCTAAGAGAAAGACACAATATTCTTCTTTACCAATATTCTCAACACTCATCACAGGGTCTAGCATTTCCATCCAAGAAGGATACTAGAATAGCAGATTCAATAAAAGAAGTTGAAGAATATGCTAAAGGAATCATGGAACTACCTGCTTCAGAGGGAGTAGTAATAAAGGACATAGAATCAACATACTACATTGGTGTAAAGAAAAATCCTAAGTGGATTAAGTGGAAGAAGTTTATTGACTTAGATGTAGTAGTATTAGATGATAAGAAAACAAAAAGCAACTTACATTCATACACTATGGGAGTTGGGCCAGTAAACGCTGAAACAGCGAGAAACTACAAGACTGTTGAATATGAAGACAAAGATTACTTAGAAGTAGGTAAGGCTCTTAATACAAAAGAATCAGTAAAGATTGGTAGTATTGTTAGAGTAAAGGTAGATGAAGTTAAGAAAGGAAAAGACGGTTTCAAACTATTTTCTGCTAAAGTAATAGAAATACCTGAAGTAACTCAATCGGATACTGTTGAAACGTTAGAGCAACTAGCAAGTAAAACAAAGAAATCTCTTTCTGCAATGGGATACACATTTGGAGAAAAAGTAGGTGGGATGTTTGAAGTCACATCAGGATTACAAAATCCAAGAGGTCAGACGAAAAAGGTAAAGAAAGGATATTACATTACAGACCACATACATGGAACTGCTGAGATAATACTCAAAGAAGACCTAAATGGATTTACTATTTATGGGTTTGAAGGAGATAACCTGATGCAGAAAAATGCTTTACATAACATAGATTTGTGGAAAGAACAAGTTGCTAACATAATGAAAAGTAAACGCTCTATGTTTAGATTAGCAATTAGAAATGAAATATTAGAAAGTGGTAGAGATAATCTACCTTTTAAGAAAATACTAGATTTTGTTGTAGATAAACATCAAGGAGCATTTGCAGATTTATTTGATTCAGATGACGGTAAACTAATGTCATGGATGAAACAACAAGAAGACTTAGTATATTTACACCCAAACAAGTTTACTGCTAGAGAAGACATTTTAGAGAAAGACGTTGAAGAACTAGAAAAGAAAGATAGCATGGGTAAATACAGTATAGTTCTAAGAGAAGATGATAATGTAGATTTGATTATAGATTATCAAGATGAGCGAATGGCTTGGACAATAGACATAGAAGGCGATACTGATATCTATGATTTGTTTGGTAAGTCAGGTAAGTACCCTGCTGTTGTTGCTAAGAAAATTGGTGAGTCAAAGAAAATATTAGACAAAGGCGATATAGAGTTAGGAATACAAAAAGATGGTTATCATGAATATAGGTTAGATGGTGATAAGTTTGAAACTAGAATGCATTTCAGAGTAGTACCTTTAGATGAGAAAAAGAGTTGGATAGCATGGACAGGAAAGAAACAAGAAATGTTAGAAGATAAAGAGAACCCAAATAAATGGAATATCAATGAAGACTCATATGCTGTATTAGGCTTCCCAAGCCCTAAAAAGGACTAATATTACATTTACTTAATATAGTAAGAGTAAAAACTTAGAGCCAATGTTAATGATGGAAGCACCTCTATTAAGAGCAGAATCTTCTCATCAATTTAATATTCTTAAGTCAGATAACTTAGTTATTGGAGGCTATGCTTCAATAGAGATAGTTGACAAACAAAATGATTTAATCACATTAGAAGCATTAGAAGATGCAGTAGTCAAATACATGTCTGATGAAAAATACAGAAATGTAATGTCCAATCATTCTAATGTACAAGTTGGAGAAGTTATAGAGAAATACCGTGATAGTCACGGCGTATTACATAAGACTGGTGTTGACAATGTAGGTTTCTATGTAGTTATTAAACTACGAGATGATATAGAAAAAGCAAAAGAGATATCAAGAGGTATTAGAAAAGGAACACTTCGTTCCTTTAGTATAGGTGGACAAGCCATCTCAAAGAAGCAAAAGACTTCTGATGAGTATGGTGAGTACAATGAGATAGACAGGTTGGAACTGCATGAAGTTACAATCTGCGAGAAGGGGATTAACCCCGAAGCAAAGTTCGACATTTTGAAAATGGAGGAGGAAAAAACAATGAGTGAAAAGTTGGAAAAAGCACTGGAAGAGTTGAATGACTTAATGAAACAAGTCAACAACGTTCACAGTGATATTGATGATGCCGTAACGAAGAACGCAGAGTATATGGATACTGATGCAGATGACATGGACATGGATGAAAAAGCAGACATGGAAATGGAAGAAAAAGCAGACGAAGACATGGAAGAGAAGGCTCTTGATGAAGATGAAACAAGAGAGTTCGAAGCAGGAGAAGAAGTAGTAAGTGGCGGTAAGCCTACTGCTGCACCTGCTGCACTTAACGTAGCAAAAGGATTAGAGGGAACTGATTTCTCTACTCTTGATTTGAGCGTTGAGAATGTTGAGAAGGCTTATGCTAAGTTCAAAGCAGAGAGAATGGAGTCAATGGCTTACGATTCTCTAAGCAAACAGTTTGAAGCAAGATTTGCTGAAGAACTATCCGTAAAAAAGGCTAACGCAGAAAGAGCAGAATATGATGCTCGTTCTGATGTAGCGGCTCTGAAAACAGAGTTTGCTGAACTACGCAAATCTCTAACAGAGAGAAACTCTGAAATTAGGAAGGCTCAGGAAGCAGCATTTGCTCTACCTGATGGAATGCCTACAAGCATTGAGGCGGCGGCTGAGATGTCTTGGGAAGATATACACGCATTAACAAGAGGTGATTAAGAGTGTCAGGATACATAAAAACAATGAAAGATTTAGAAGCAGCAACATACGGATATGGCGGAAACTCAGGTAACGCTCTACTCAAAGCGGGTGGAGTTGTTGGTGGTTTCGGTACACCACACGATGCTTCTTCAAACCCCTTTACTGCTGCGGCAGGACTAGGTGACTTATACAACGTTCTTTATGGACAAAAAGTTTGGTCTATGTTGAACCAAGAAGTAAACCCTCTTTCTATGATTGCAAAGAGGCCATACACATCTTCAGGTTGGAGAGTTCTAAAGAGCCGACCTATTGGTGGTAGTGGTTCACAGTTCGCTACTGGTGCTAACGCTGTAACTGCAAACATTTCGTCTGCAAACGCAGCAGCACCAAGAGCAGATACAATTGGTGGTGTTGGTGAAAACGCAGTTATTGGTACTGATATGGTAGCACTTGCTCCTGAATACACAAAACTGTATGTCAGCCCTAAGACAATTGCACATCTGTTTGAGTTCTCAGAACTTGGAATGGAACTTGCTGCAATTGATGACGGTGTTGGTGATATTCGTGCTATCGTAAGAGAAGACATGGGTAAACTACACGCTGAAGTACAGAGCAAGATGTTAGTTATGCCTCTTGAGAAATACAACGAGAACGGTACAACAGGTATTGAGAAGAACTACACTTCACTAATGAAGATAGTTTCATCTGCTGCTGAATTGGCTATGATGCAAGAAGATAACATCTTCCATAACAGTAAGAACAATGATGGTACATTTGCTCAGATTGCTGATGCTGCAACTATCTACGGTTCAACAAGAACTGTAACAGTTGGTAATACTGGTAGTAGTGGAAACTTCACATACACCGGAACTGCTTCCTTCTTAGATGCAGAAGTTGATTTCGGTGATGGATACCTAGCAGGTGATTGTAGAGTTCTAACTCTAAGCCTACTTAATGACATGATTCGCAGAATCCGTCAGAATGGTGGAAACCCTAAAGTTATCATTACTGGATATGATACCATACAGAAAATCTCTGACTTGCTACAAGCACAAGAGAGATTCATGGACAGGAAAGAGATTGTTCCTACCCATAATGGTGTTCGTGGTGTTAAGGGTCAAGAAGTTGGTTTCAGAGTTGCAACATACTATGACATACCAATTATCCCTGCTAAAGATATGCCATCAACAGGTGCAGGAACATCTAACCGTATCAGTGACATACTGATTCTAGATACTGACCACTTGTGGCTATCTGTTATGAAACCAACCCAATACTTTGAGGATGGTATCACTAGTGGAAACCCATTCGGTGTTGGTAAACTTGGAAACCAAGGAATGTACAGAACAATGGCTGAAACCTGTTGTTCTTTCTTCAAGGGTCAAGGTAAGATTACCAACCTAAAGAGTGCTTAAGCACTTTGATGAGTGAAAACGTAAAGTAGTAGCCTCTACTCCGAACTATCGGGGTAGGGGTTACTACCCATTATAATAGAGGCATAAATATGGCATTAATGAAACTAGTAAGACATAGACCTGAAGGCGAGATAGTAATAGGAAAAGGCGAATATTCCATAGGGGCGCATACTTGGTGTGAAGTTCCTGCTAATATTGCAGTAGACTATTGTTGTGATGAATCAATACTTATTGATTTTACAGCAGATGATAAAAAAATTATATCATCTTTAGACGAAAGAAGATTAAAATATCTTAAGAGACATCTTAATGTTGCAGAAGATGACGATGTGCTATCTATTCTTTATCCAAAGAAAAAATCATCAACAAAAAAGAAAGTAGAAGAAGTAGTTGAGACAGTAGTTGAAACTATTACTCCTGCTAAAGAAGAAGTCGAAAAAGCACCTGCTAAGAAAACAACAGCAAAGAAAACACCTGCTAAGAAAACAGCAACTAAGAAGGATGTGAAATGATGGTTGGGGGAGTTGCAGGTAGCCCCGTTAGAACCGCTAGTGCAGTACTTAACAATGGAGTATGTAAATTAAACAGTATTCATTTTACTTCAACTGGAACTGCAACTTTGAAAATATATGACCATAACAGTACTACTGTTGGTACTGCTGATGAAGTTGCTAGATTAATAGTGACTGCTAATACTACTGCTGAGTTTGATATGCATGGTAGAGCAATGGGTACTGGTATTACTGCAATACTAAGTGGGAGTGGTGGGGCATACTCCTGTACATGGAGTTGATACTTTGCCATCAATAGATACAGATACAAGATTAATAATGACCATATTGTTCGTTGGAGCAATGAGTGGAGTTAACATTTATTTCTATCAAATGGTAGGAGTTAACTTCCCATATGGAGGATTTTCACACGCAGTTCTATTTGGTATATCTACCGTAGGATTAATTATGATTATGAAAGCAGTCTTTGATTTATTCTTAAATGACGTTATAGAAGAGTTCTTGTTAAAGAGAAACATAGATGGATATTGGAATAGAAAGGCTAGAGAAGAAGAGAACCGTAAAAGAGTTAGAGATTCACTACGTCAGTTTAATCAAACATTCCAACAACAAAATTATGGTGAGATACAAACACCATTCATGCAAACAGTGGCACAAAATGATAATGCGTTGAGTCCAACATTTTTAACTAATTTTAATGAATGAGGGTGAGGGATGGTTTCAGAAATACTGATGGGGTTTGATGAATCTACTTTAGCATATGACTTACAAAGAGCGCACTCTGCTGATATTTGGTTCTTAAGAGCAAGATTCTTTCTTTGGGGTGGAATCGCTTGTGTGTTTAGTTTTTCAATAGGACACATGTTACCCTTGTTTGGAATTAATGTTTTTCAGTGGATACTAGATGGGTTGTTTAGTTTTTGGCATCATCTATGGGGTTGAGGTCAAATGTCAGTAATGGCAGGGTTTGCCATATTGATGGTTGAAGCCATGAATAAAATGTATCAAAGGTTACACTCAATTCCTTTTGGTGTATATGGTGCAAGTAAAGCAGGTAAAACTACACTACATCATCAACTGAGAACTAGAGGAGAAGTACCTGCAATAACAGATAGAACTGTTGGTAGACATAGAGCATCTAGAAAATATGTAAAATTAGATGGGGATGCTCATACAATTAAATCGGCAGATATAGGTGGGGAGACTGTATTTTGGCAAGAATGGGTAGAAGACATGAGAACTAGACATGTCAAGTATATCATTTTCATGTTTGACGATAGACATATGGATAAGCACTATGATATAGAGCAACAACTATGTTGGACATTTTTAGTAGATACAATTTGTTCTCCTTATTGGAATGTAAAGGGAAAAAGAAAGAAAAAGAAAATGCACGATTACCCAATTGCAGTTGCTCTTTGGGCTAACAAATATGACTTATGGAAAGATAAATATGACTATGATGGTAAGATGGAAAAGCACCCTATATTCGAATCGTTTAGAGCAGGTATGCAAAAGTTAAATGATAAAGGAATACCATGTCATAAGTATATTGTAAGTGCTAAATCTGATTCAGAGATGGTATATAGGGGAATCCTAACAATGATAAGGGACTACTAAGGGAGAGATATAGATGTCAATGCAATTCCAACCACCAAGTTTGATAGGCGCACAGTCAGCAAATACAGGGATGAACCCTTTTTTAGATAGATTTTCTGCTGCTAGAGCAGCCGGAGCAGTAATGATTTATGAGTATAAAAGTGTTAAACCTAAGAAACAATTGAAAGAAATAATTAAGGTTTTAATGCCTGAGAAAAAAAGGTTCTTAAAAATACCATACCGATTCAAATATAATCTAAAAGATAGGTGTGTTGTTTGTGGTTCTCAAAAGATTTGGGAAGCAGGAGATGCAATGAGACCTCCTCTTCCTTTACATAAAGTAAGAAAAGGATATCCAATGAGAGGAACATATTGTGAGAAACACGCTCAGATACACAGACAGTATGAGATGTTAGAACAACAGATATTAGCAGATGAACATGGTCTTTCGTTTAGTGCATACATTCCTTCTGCAAAGAGTTTGAACCCATTATCAAGTGGGCCATTAACAGGATTAAAACAACAAGATATACAATCTCTGTCTTCATTAGGTTGGTCTATAAAACCCCCTTCTAATATATCAGAAACAAAAGAAGAAGAGTTGTTTAGATTAGTAATAGAAAACAACGGAATCAATGAAAGAATCAAAACACTATTAACCGAAGGGGCTAAGGTGTCATCAGGATTCGAGCAGGTGGAGGTAGAGTAATGGGATTATTCGGAACAAGTAATAGTGCGTTATCAACACAAATAGGCGCACAACAACAAACACAATTTAAGGCAATGAACAACCTTTTGACACTACAAGAAAACCATGTAGAAGATTTCTTTCAGTATCACGGTGAAGCATTTTTAGGTGCTTTAGAAAAACTAATTGAGGATACAGTTACAAGAACTGTTAGTCAAATGTTAGTTAAGTTAGAGTTTAATCAAAGTTCTAGTGGAAACTTAGTAATGTCACCTGATGCATTAACTGATTTTACAAATATCACTCAAGAAAATATTGATTTAGATTTACAGAATCTATTGGCTACTGCTATCAATAGTGAAGTTGTAATGCAAAGAAGAATGGCTAAACAACAATATCTTGAAGCACAAGGATTCTCTGCACCACAACAACAGACTCCTACAACAACCCCACAAATGGGTGTTAATCCTCAAGGGTTAAACCCAAGTCAAATACAAGGTGGCAATATGGCTACTAATATGAATAACACTATGATGCAACAACAAATGGCTTTGCAAAATGGTAGTGGGTATCCTATTCCTCCAAGTGGCTATGACAACATGAATAATCCTTATTGGATAGACCCACAAACAGGACAGCCAACATATACTCCACCTCAAAGTGGATTAGGTTTAGCGTCAGGTTTGGGTAAAGCAGTTGCATGGGCTAAGTGGCTTGCATAGGTTGGGGTCTGATGAATGCCGGATATAAGAGTAAATGATAAGGTAGTAGATAGGCTAAAAACAGGCTTTGTTCTAACCCCTGATGACAAAAGAAAAACTTGGCAAGACCTATTAGACGAACAACCTTTATTCAGAAACTTATCGGCATATATATTCAATTCAGTTTCTAATACTTCTAACATGCAAAAGGTTAGAAGAGTAACAAGAAATCTAATCACACTAGATGATAGTGATTATGAAGGTACTAATCTTTATTTTGATGAAGATGTATATGATGGCTATCTCGATTCCTTTTTGTCTAAAATAGAAAAGGCAGAGTTAGCACCTTTAGTAGAAGCATTAGAAGGACTAGGATATGTTACATCTGATGGAAAGAATCGTGCATTTTCTGAAGGGTTAAGAAAAGACATGAGAGAAAAAAAAATCACATTAGTTGATTTAGGAAATGACTTGAAAGTAAGTCAACTGTTAGGCAAAAGATACGGTAAAGGATTAGATGATACCGATGTTGATGATAATGTAAAGGATAAGAAATCTGCTGAAAAAAGAAGAGAACAAAAATACAGTAAAAGAAGTAGTAGACTAGTAGGGGCATTCGATAGAAATGAACCTATACTATACCCATCTACATTAGATGATTTTTTGGAAACAACAGGAGAAGTCATAACTATTGATACGGAAGGGTATTTCAAAAAACTATTCAAAGTTGAAGGCTATGGGGAATTAGGAGAAGACTCTTTTCAATTTAATGCTGTAACCGGAAAAAATCTAGGAGTTAGAGAACTAGCCCAACAAAAAGAGAAGACTCAAGAAGAAAAGGATGCAGAGGAAGAAGAGGCATATCAACAAGAAATGGATAGAGAAGTTGCTGAAGGTATGACAATAGATGAAGATGATGATGAAGGTATTACTCAAAAAATGTTGAGAAAGGCTGAAACCGTAGGCTCAAACAATCTCGTTACACTAAAAATGCTCAAAGATGGTAAGTATGAATTAAATGTATTTGGAAGAAAAAAAGCATTTACTTCAGATGATGCTTTTGATAATAAAGAAGAAGTTTGGGAAGAAATAGAAAAAATATCTTTACCAAATAAAAAAGAACTTATTGAAATAGTTCGTTCTCAAAGAAAATCACCATTAAAGAATGCAATACTAGGAGCATTAACTCCTAGAGAAAACAAAATAAGTTTAGGGAAGGTAAAAATTACTTTGAAACTAAAAAAATGGAAAGATGCAGATGATTTCCATGATTGGACTTTGAAAGGTGGTGGAAGAGATGCAGACAAGAAACTCAATAAAAGTGCTAAAGATATGGCAAAACGCATTATCAAACTAAAAGGAATATTTGACGAACTTGAATCTAATTGGGGTAGTTATGTCTATGATAAAAAGGAAGCACCTTTTCCTAGATTCATACAAATATTAAGTGTTAAAAGAAGAAAGGAATTGGTTGGATTTTTCAACCGACTAATTACTTCTATTAAGAGTGATGATTATAACATATCAAACCCTACACAAACAGAAACTCGATTTGCCCCAGTAATTAATCCTAAAGATGACAAAATGTATAACATGTTTATGTATGCTCTTGACAAAAACAAGAAAAGAGTTCAAATAGCAACAGCAGATAGAAAAGAGCCTAAAGTTCGAGCAGTTGCAGGAGAGGAAAAACCAATTGGTATAGAAGAAATTGTTTATGATAAAGATGGTAATCCTAAGAAAGATAAAGAGGGTAAAGTTATTACTGAAGTTAAAGAATACTATCCTGCTTTTGGTAATCATGATATGTTTATTAAAAAGGTACAAGAAATATTAAGCAATATAAAAAGTACAGATTACAAAGAATCAGTGAATATTATTCCATTGTTACAATACGCAGGAGACACAGAAGAGTTGGTAGGCATCATAAGAGAAGAATTGATGGATAGTCAAGAATGGAAAAAAGAAGGCGATACAGAATACAAAGTTTCTGATAGTGAAGGAATGCCAATATTAACTTTCAAAAGGGATGTAGTAATTACTACACAAGTAGACACTAATATTGGTAGAAGAGTTTCTAGAGGTAAAGATAGATTTCGAACAGGAAGATTTGCTGAGTCAGGAGTAGGGGCTAGTGAGAAACAAATAGAGGATAGAAAAAGTGGGGCTGATGCTAATGATGCAGATGAAATAATATTAGTATATAGCGAATATGAAGGATTAAAGGAAATGATAGAAAGGTGATTAGATGGGTAAAGTAAGTTCTCCAAGTGATTTTACTAATATTAATGTAAACTATACAATAGGAAATGGACATTATACTACACATACTGATGTTTCTAATCTACTACAAATAGGAGCATTTACTGATAGTACTACACCTACAAGAGCAGAAGTAGGTAAGATAATAAAAAGAGTAGAAGAAAAAATAGATGATAGTATAAAACAATCATATAGACCAATACTACATCATGAAGAGTTTCATTCTTTCGATACTGCATTTAATCAAGGTGCATACCCAGTAAGACCATACAAAGACTATGTTGGATTCATACAACTATCGCAACCTAAAGTTCAAAAATTAGTTAGATTAGAAATATATCAAGGAAATACTTGGAAAGACTTAGCATCTGCTACTGCTAGACTAACAGTACCAAGTACTGTGACTAATAGTGCTTGGAAGATATCTTTAACGGTGGGAACATATACTTTTGAGTTAGATGAAGCAACTGACTTCTTTGATAACTTTGGCCCTAAGACTACTGCAAGTCAGATAGTTGACGCTATTAACGAAGTATATCCTATGAAGACGGCTAAGTTTACAGGAGAAACTGCATCTAAAACTGTAACGGCAAACGGAAATAATAGCGTACATATTTCAGATTTTTTCTATGCTACCACTGATTCAGAACAAGGAGATACAATTGTAATATCTTCATTACTTCTAGGTGATGACGGGTCTAACTGTACAATTTCGTCTACCTTCGGAACAGTAGAAGGTTTTACCGACCACCAAGACCAACGAAGAAGAGGAGACTTTTGGCAAATGAAAAGTGAGGGGAAAATATTCTTTTTACAAGAATATCCTCACATCACTAATCATTCTATTAGAGTAGCATATGTAGCAGGAGATGGTAGAGTACCTGCACCAATACATGAAGCAGCGACTAAGTTTGTGGCAGCAGAAGTTATTCGGCATGACGACAACTCTATTCTAATTGCTGAAACAGAATCTAATATTGATTTGAAAACCAAACATGATATTTTACTTGAAGAGGCAAATAAAATAGTTGATGGTAAAAAGAACTTAATACATTTTATATCGTGATACTATGAAAGACTTAAACAATTTATTTCGTGAACTCTTGGATAGAGAGATAGAAAGAAATGAAGCGTTAGCAGAACTAGGATACGCAGGATTTTCTCTTAGTGATGAAGAAGTGTACAAACATGCATTAGATATCTTTGTTAGTAAAGTACAAGAAAAAGCAGTGGAGGCAGTAAATGGCAGAACTCCTTGATGAAGTTACTTTTGTAATGAGATTAATTACAGATAATTGGAGTTCGTCTGCAACATCATTATACAACAGTGGTAAGATAGCAACTAACTTACCTGTTCCTAAAGTAATAGATGTTCGTTCAATTGAACCAAACGAAGGAAGAAGAGTAGATGCTGATAGTGATTCAGCAGTTATTGTTGTGTTTGAAGATAGTTCTTCTACTACATATCCTACTATGGATTACGCAGTTAGAAATGAAACATTCTCTTTTACAATACACATAAGAGTATTACATAGAAGAGACTTTGCTGATAATACAACGTCTAGAGATAGACTAAGAATATTATACAGAATTGTGCGACACATTCTTGAGACAAACTCTCTTAGCCCTACTATATCTACGACAGTGGGAGGAACAACTTATACCGATAGTGCAGAAATAATAAAGTTGCAAAGTAGGAGTGAAGCCAATGATAGAAAGAAAAGGTTATTGGGCTATAAACTAGGCGTAGAGATGAAGAGAATGGGGAGAAGCGTATGACGACAACGACAATTTTGACAGATGAGGTATTTACAGGAGCAAATGTAAGTGCTACAATGATACCTGAAAGTGACATCTACTTGTCAGATTGTGACCTTCAAGCAAGTGATTTTGCAACAGTGGATGTTACTGCTACTAGTCTTGAATCAGTTGCGTTGACTTTAGTTACTAATTTATATCAAGGTTGTATGGCTAAGGTAGTCAACAACACATCTACTGGATTTAGCGGGACATACATGATTAAGAGTAATACTGGAAACACTATTACTTTTGCAGAAGATGTTGGAGATGCAGATAATGATGATATTGATATTACTATCTTATCTTTTGGCGCACCTGCACCTGCTCCTAATGTGATATCAGGAAAACCAACATTACTAGCAGATAATTGGCTAGGTCTTGTTAATACTCTAACTCCACCAAATGTAGAAGTAGAGATAGCACAAGTTGGATTAGCATTAGGTGGTAGTAGGAATCTAGGATATCAATTTAAAAAAGGAGAAACTGTTAGTGGTGGTTCATTAGATATTTCAATGAGTAATGGTTCTTGGTTATACTATGCACTAGGAGACTATACTGTTGCTAACGGAGGAGCAGGTGGTGGAACGGCTCATGCATTAGGTTCAGCAGACAGTTTATCAGGTACGGGAGTAGCAATAGATACAACTAACCATAGGCTTGTTAGAACAATAGGAGGAAAAGAATATCCTCCAAGTTCAGATAAATCTACATTACAACAAGTAACAGAAAATACAGGTGGATATTATATCTATGATTTTACTGAGAATAATGGAGACTCATTACCTTCTTTCGCATTAGAACTAACATATGAAAAATCAGGATTGGCAGATGCTAACTATTATGTTGGTTCATTAGGTACTTCAAGTGATAGCACTACAAGACCATTCAAAGACATCTATGCTAGAGTATTTACTGGATGTCAAGTAAACAGTTTGACTATGAACTTTGATGAAGGTCAAGAGTTGAAAGCAAATCTAGACTTAGTTACAAGAAGGGCATTTGATGCTCCTGCGGGTTATACACCAAGAAGAGGACAAAGAACAAATGACAGTTCTGCTACTGGTTTATTCAACTATCATGCCGATGATACTAACATTAGACCTTACTTGTTTTCCGGTGGACAGATTAAATTGTATGGTCAGACTGTTGCTAGAGTAAAGTCAGGTAGTGTTGCTATCAACAACAACATAACACCGCAGAGATTCATAGGTCAATCTTCTCGTCAAGTTATGTCAGCACATATACCTGCTCAGAGAACATATGACATTAACTTATCATTGCTTATAACAGATACAACCATTTGGGATGAACTAAGAAAGGATGGTGAGTCTAACGGTAGTGGTCAACAACTAACTCTAAGGTTTGCTAAGGATATGGATAATAGTACAGTAGATGATTACATTGAATTAAAGTTTGAAGATTACATTACACAAAGCGTAACTATTCCTTTACCTGAAGATAAAGGGCCAGTACAAGTAGATGTAGTTCTTAGTGCTAGAACATTAGCAGATGCTAAGTATCAAGGAGATTGGAAAATACTTCAATCTGCATCAGGAATATAGGGGGACTCTAAGTAAGTTAGAACCTTTATTATATTCATTACATTCCACTAACATCGTTTGTTTGTTAGTTTTTAGTTAGGTGGAAAATA